CTGGGTTTCAGCCTGACGGAAGAGGCCATTGAGGACAACCTCTATGACTCGCTGTCGGCTCGTTACACCAAGGCTCTGGCTCGTGCTATGGCTTACACCAAGCAGGTGAAGGCTGCTGCGGTTCTGAACAATGGCTTCAGCTCTGGCTACCCCGGTGGCGATGGCGTGGCTCTGTTCTCCAACGCGCACCCGCTGGTGTCTGGTGGCACCAACAGCAACGTTCCTTCTACCCCTTCTGACCTGAACGAGACTTCTCTGGAAGCCGCCGTTATTCAGATCAGCTTGTGGACGGACGAACGTGATCTGCTGATCGCTGCCAAGCCCAAGAAGCTGATTGTTCCCCCTGCGCTGCAATTCGTTGCGACCCGTCTGTTGGAGACCGAACTCCGCGTGGCGACCGCCGACAACGACATCAACGCGTTGAAGAACAACGGTTCGATCCCCGAGGGTTACACGATTAACCACTTCTTGACCGATACGAACGCTTGGTTCTTGACCACGGACGTTCCCAACGGCATGAAGCACTTCGTGCGTACCCCCTTGTCGCAGTCGATGGACGGTGATTTCGACACCGGCAACGTCCGCTACAAGTCTCGTGAGCGTTACTCGTTCGGCTGGTCTGACCCGCTGGGCATGTTTGGCTCGCAGGGAGCTTAATCTCTCCTGTGGCGTTACAAGCGCCTTTGGGGGTAACTCAGCAATGGGTTGCCCCCTTTTCTTTTTATCGCGGCGGGTGTATAAATACACCAGTCCCAAGATTTCAACCCTGCTTGCTGACCGACTTGGCGGACTGACCTCACAGACAGCGAGCGCAATTTGAGGAGCCTTCAATGGCACGCACTACCTTCTCCGGCCCGGTTAAGTCTGACAACGGCTTCGAGGGCGCAATCACTGGCAACGTCACGGGCAACGTCACCGCTACCACCGGCACCTCTACGTTTAACAACGTGGAAGTCACTGGTAACGCGGGTATTGGCAACGCCGGAACCGACACGATTGGTTTCTACGGCGCAACCAAGATCGTCCGCCCCACGACCGCTGTTACCGCCGCCACGTTTGCTGCAAACACCAGCGGTATCTCCAATGACACCGCCACGTTTGATGGCTACACCATTGGTCAGGTTGTCAAGGCGCTGCGCAATTTGGGTCTGTTGACCTGATAGGGGGGCATCGCCATGATGCAAACCGACGTTAAAGCCGGGTACGTCTCTACGACGTCCACGGTGTTTTCAGCGAGAACCCGTCTGAAAGGGCTGTTTATCACGCCCGGAACAGCCACGGGTTCTGTTGTTGTGCGTGATGGTGGAGCAAGCGGTACGGTCCTTATTTCAACCGCAACTGCGCAAGATGGAACACCTTTTTCCGTGATCATTCCCGGTGAAGGCGTGCTTTGCTTGACCAACATCCACGTAACACTTGCGGGCACCGGCACGACCGCTGTGGTGTTCTATGGCTAAGAGCCCAGCATGGCAGAGGAAAGAAGGCAAGAACCCCAAGGGCGGCTTGAACGCCAAGGGGCGAGCCTCCTACAACGCCGCGAATCCAGGGAAGCCTGGACTGAAGGCACCTCAGCCGGAGGGCGGGCCACGCCGCGACTCTTTTTGCGCCCGTATGAAAGGGATGAAAAAGAAGTTGACGAGCGCAAAAACCGCAAGCGATCCGAATTCGAGGATTAACAAGAGTCTGCGGGCATGGAACTGCTGATATGGAACGTGGTCCTCTCCTTCATCTCTGGGATCATCATTTGGGTGATCAAGAGCCATGCGGACGAGGTGAAACGAATTCAGATTCTCCTCAACCGCACGCGGGAGGAGCATCTGGACAAGTTCGTGACCAAGGCGGATATGCACAACGATTTCAATCGCGTCATAGCGCGGTTGGATCGGCTGGATGAGAAGCTCGACGCTTTCATGAAGGAGCAGCGGAGTGCCCTCAGCTAGTAAGAAGCAACGCAATTTCATGGCTGCGGTGGCCAACAATCCATCGTTTGCCAAGAAGGCAGGCGTGCCCCAATCCGTTGGGGCTGAGTTCATCAAGGCCGATAAAGGCCGCAAATTTTCAAGAGGTGGCGAAATGGCTGAGTCCAAGAAAATGGTTAGCAAAGAGTTGGCTTTCATGAAAAAGAAAAACGCTCCCAAGTCCATGATCAAGCATGAGAAGGCTGAAATGGGCATGAAGAAGGGTGGCGTTGCTGCGTCCAAGATGGGCGCCGTGAAGACCGCTGCTCCCAGCCGTGACGGTGTTGCCGTGAAGGGCAAGACCAAGGGCACGATGATCAAGATGAACAAGGGCGGGAAGGCCTGCTGAAATGGCTACCACCGGCAAACTGCCTCCCGCAGAGGAAGCCGTTCGCATGACCGTGCTTGAGCCTGTTCCGAAGGCCAAGCCCGAGCCCAAGCGACCTGCAAAAGAGAGCCCCCCTTCGCGTCCTTTCCGCGCCGAGATGCTTAAAAGGTTCGGCGGTGATATGAAGGAGCCTCCTCGGGACCCCGAGGGCGCTCCGATGCGCAAGGGCGGCACTGCTTCTGCACGTGCGGATGGCTGCTGCGTTCGTGGCAAGACTCGCGGAAAGATGGTGTAACCATGATGGCCAGTCGCGGTATGGGGGCCATTAACCCCAGCAAGATGCCCAGCGGTAAGCGCAAGGCTCGCCGCGATGACACTGACTTTGATCAGTACGCCGAAGGCGGGACCACCAAGTCCAAGGTCAACGAGGCGGGCAACTACACCAAGCCGGGTATGCGCAAGTCGCTCTTTGAGAAGATCAAGGGGCAGGCTGTGCAGGGCACGGCGGCAGGCCAGTGGAGCGCGAGAAAAGCACAGCTACTGGCCAAGCAGTACAAGAGCAAGGGCGGCGGATACCGTGACTAAAAAGTCGCAGCAGTCATTGAAGGACTGGACCGCTCAGAAATGGAGGACCAAAAGTGGTAAACGATCTTCTGACACGGGTGAAAGGTATCTTCCAGAGGCTGCGATCAAAAGTCTTTCCCCCCAAGAGTACGCCGCCTCAACCCGAGCAAAGCGAGCAGGCAAAGCCTCCGGCAAGCAGTTCGTGAAGCAGCCCAAGGCCATCGCCAAGAAAACCGCAAGGTTCCGCTAAATGACCACGACTGGCACCACCCTCTTCAACCTCGACATGAACGACCTCATTGAAGAGGCGTTTGAGCGTTGCGGGCAGGAACTGCGCACGGGCTACAACTTCCGCACCGCGCGGCGTAGCCTCAACCTGCTGACGATTGAATGGGCCAACCGGGGCATCAACCTCTGGACGATTGAAGAGGGGCAGATTCCGCTGTACCCCAATCAGGCTATCTACGCGCTGCCCAACGACACGATTGATCTGCTGGATCAAGTGACGCGTACCAACGCAGGCGCTGGCACCACGCAGATCGACATCAACATCAACCGGATCAGTGAATCTACGTACTCCACGATCCCCAACAAATACGCGCAGGGTCGCCCCATTCAGGTCTGGATTAATCGTCAGACCGGGGAGACCAACCCAACGACGGCTCAAGTTGCTACCCAGACTGTTCAGCCTGCGGATACCACGATCTACCTGAACGACGTAACCCAGTTGGCTGCTGCTGGCTTTATCACGCTGGGCAGTGAGTTGATCAGCTACAGCAATCTCACGCAGCCAAGCCCAAGCTCTCCCGCTGGGTACATAAGCTACTGTGGCCGTGGCCAGCAGAATACGGTTGCCGGTACCCACACGGTGGGCACCGCTGTGTCGGTATCTCGTCCGCCTTCGATCAACATCTGGCCAATCCCCAATCAAGGATCGGTGGGCGACCCGTACTACATGTTTGTGTACTGGCGCATGCGCCGCGTTCAAGACGCGGGTACGGGCGTGAAAACCCAAGACATCCCCTTCCGTCTCTTGGAGTGCATGGTGGCGGGGCTGGCATACAAGATGTCGATCAAGCTCCCTGACATGGACCCCAATCGGATCGCCATGCTCAAGGCAGAGTACGAACAGCAGTGGCAGTTGGCGGCGGAGGAAGACCGCGACAAGGCCAACGACCGCTTTGTCCCCCGCGTCCTGTATTACTCCTGATCATGGCCGGGCCTAAGTACGCATCAGCCAAGTACACGATTGCGGAGTGCGACCGCTGCGCCCAGCGGTTTTTGCTCAAGCAACTGAAGAAGCTGACCATCAAGACCAAGATGGTGAGCATCAAGGTGTGCCCGGAATGCTGGGAGCCCGACCAACCGCAGTTGCAGCTTGGTATGTACCCTGTGTATGACCCGCAAGCTGTACGCGAACCGCGCCCTGACGTGAGCTACTTTCAGTCTGGGTTGAATGGTTTGCAAACCGTTGACACGGTTGGTTTGTCGCAATCCCAGACCGGTAGCCCTGAAGGGGGTAGTCGGGTGTTCCAGTGGGGTTGGAATCCGGTAGGTGGGGCGCGAGGTTTTGACACCGCGTTAACTCCAAATTACTTGGTTTTGCAAGCCCAAGTTGGTACAGTAACGGTAACTACGACGTAAGGAGTCGGAAATGGACAAGATGAAGAAGGTTGCCAAGGAAGAAGTGAAGGCGCACGAGAAGCGCATGCACGCTGCCAAGATGGCCAAGGGTGGTAAGACGAATGCCCAGATGAAAGCGTTGGGTCGCGGTCTGGCCAAAGTTGCCAATCAGAAGAAGTCGTCCTTCACCTACAAGAAGGGGGCTTGATCATGGCCAAGTTCAGCAAGAAGGTGATGGGCAAAGAAGTCGGCCAAGCCGAGGTCTACGCTCAGCCGCACACCATGAAGGGCAAGGCCTTGAGTGAAGCGGAACTGGCCAACGGTTACCGCAAGGAGCCGACCGCTGCCAATTCCGTGAAGATGTCGGTTGGCAACATCAACCGTGATGGCTACGATCCCACGCCCAAGACCACGGGCATCAAGATGCGTGGCACTGGTTGCGCCACCAAAGGTGTGATGTCTCGCGGTCCGATGGCCTGAACATGAACTACCAAGAACTGTTTGACGCCGTTCAGTCGTATTCGGAAAATATTTTTCCGGCCTTTGACCTGTCTGACGGGTCACAGGACACCACGACTGAGCAGATCAATCGGTTCATCCGGCAGGCCGAACAACGCATCTACAACACGGTGCAGTTCCCGTCGCTTCGCAGGAACATGACGGGTAACATTCAAGCGGGCAACAAGTATCTTAAAGCGCCGGACGATTTTCTGGCGGTGTACTCGTTGGCGGTGTATCCGGTCGGCGGTGGGGACTATGAATATTTGCTCAACAAGGATGTGAACTTCATCCGAGCAGCGTATCCCAACCCGACGACGGACGTTGGCAAGCCCCGGCACTACGGGTTGTTTGGCCCTGCGATTGTCGGTAGCACCATCACGGATGAGTTGACGTTCATTCTTGGCCCGACGCCAGACACCAACTATTTGGCTGAGTTGCACTTCTACTACTACCCCGAGTCCATCACGGTTGCCGCTGATGGTCGCACGTGGTTGGGGGACAACTTTGACACGGTGCTCTTGTACGGCACGCTGGTTGAGGCGTACACCTACATGAAGGGTGAGACCGACGTGATGGCTTTCTACGAGACCAAGTACAAGGAAGCATTGGCCATGGCCAAGCGCCTGGGCGATGGTATGGAGCGTCAGGATGCGTACCGCTCGGGGCAGTACCGTCAACCGGTGACCTGATATGGCGATCTTCCAAACTGTCACCACCAGCTTCAAGGTCGAGATTCTTCAGGCCGTGCACAATTTCGGCCCGACGTCGCCGGACACGTTCAAGATTGCTCTGTATACGGGGAACGCATCACTGGGCGCAAGCACCACGGTCTATACGACTCTGAACGAAGTTACTGGTACGGGCTACGTGGCTGGAGGTGTGACGCTTGTGATCAACCCGTCTCCGACTTCAGGGGACAACAGTCAGCAAGTGCCGACCGCTTACATCTCATTTAATCCCGCCATTTGGACTGGGGCAACTTTCATTGCTCGTGGCGCGTTGATCTACAACAGTAGCAAGGGCAACAAGTCGGTGGCGACTTTGGACTTTGGTTCCGACAAGACGGTGAACAACCAAACGTTCACGGTCACGTTCCCGATAGCTGACCCCAACAACGCAATTGTGCGTATTTCTTAGGAGCATCAATGGCACTCATTACGACCACCAAAGGTGACATGGAAGAATCCCTTCTTGAGAAGAAGGAGGGAGTTCTTGATAATGACAACGAATACACGACCTGGGTCGAGTATTGGCACGAAAGTGAACTTGTGCATCGTTCGGTGCATGTAACGTTGAAACAAGCTCCTGTTTTTGCTGGTGCCGAAGCGGCATCTTTTGGTTAAAGAAAGGAATTCAAAATGGCAAACACTCAAGCCATGTGCACGTCGTTTCTTGGCGAAGTGCTGACCGCAACTCACAACTTCGGTACCGCACCCACACGCGCCACCAGTGCTGCCGACACGTTCAAGGCTGCGCTTTATCTGGCTTCTGCCACGGTAAACGCAAGCACCACGGCGTACAGCAGCACGGGCGAAGTAACCGGTACCGGCTACACCCCCGGTGGTGTAACGGTGACCAACGCCACGCCCCCTGCTTCGTCTAATACGTCGGCTACGGCGGGTGTCGCTTACTGGACCCCCTCTGCGTCGATCACGTATACCGCTGTAACGCTGACCACGGCGTTTGATGCGGTGTTGATCTACAACTCTACTCAGAGTGACAAGGCTGTCAGCGTGCACACCTTCGGTTCACAGACCGTGACCGCAGGTACGTTTACTCTGACAATGCCGTCCAACACGACTTCGACCGCGCTGCTCCGCTTGGCTACAACCTGATAGGGGCGGCAGGGAGACCTGCCGTGTAGCCAATGTTCGGCATAGCCGCCTTTTCCGAAGCGCCGTTTTCCTCGCTTGCGGGACAGACGGTCGTTGTTTCCATTACCGGCGTCAGTGCTTCTGGCGCGGTAGGGACGGCTACTGCCAATCCACAAATTGCAGAGAACGGGGTATCCGCCACTGGTGCGGTTGGCTCCGTAGCGGTGGGAGCACGCCTAGTTGCGCTCACTGGAGTTGTTGCAAGCGGTAATGTTGGAGATGTAACTGAGACCAACGCCCCGACCGAAAACGGCGTAATTGCTACAGGTTCGGTTGGGTCAGTCGCCTCTTCTCGCACTGTTGCGCTCTCTGGCGTACAGGCTGCTGGCGCAGTCGGCAACATCGCTATTGGAACAGTTCAAGTTGCACTCGCTGGCGTAGCGGCTTCGGGGGTTGTAGGTTCAGTTAGCCCAGCCGCATCGGTCAATCTTGTTCATGTTGAAGCCGAGGGCTTCGTTGATGATGTTGACCCCTTCCCAAACCCGTTAATTTCGGGCATTCATGCGGACCCGGCTGTTGGAGATGTAGCCGCCGCAGTTTCGATTGCAATAAGTGGCGTTGTCGCTGCGGGCGTTGCTGGTGACGTTCAGTTTGCTATTCCCCAGTTCCCCACGGGAGTCCAAGCGGATGGCGCTGTTGGCGACATCGCGATGGGTGAGCGCACAGTTGCGCTTACTGGTGTGGCAGCTCAAGGTGATGTTGGTGATGTTTCTGAAACCAACAGCCCTCAAGAAGATGGAGTCATTGCCTACGGCTCAGTTGGCTCCGTTGGAGTTGGCCCTCACGAGTTTGCTCTGACAAGTGTCACTGCGCAGGGTGAGATTGGAACGGCTTCCCCTGTAGTTGCTCCTGCTGCCACTGGAGTTGAGGCTTCGGGGGCTGTTGGTAGCGTCACGACTTCCCGTGTTGTTGCCCTTACTGGGGTGGAGGCTTCGGGGCAGGTTGGGTCGGTTTCTTCTAGCGCCGCCCAAGCACTGACCGGTGTGGCCACAGAAGGTGCAGTTGGGGATGTCACTGAGACGAACAACCCAACCGAAGATGGCGTGGTTGCTTACGGTGAAGTAGGAACAGCCACCCCAGACACCCAAGTCTCCTTGACAGGCGTCGCTGCTTCTGGTGCAGTTGGAAATACGCTGTATACCGTGGCCATTGGCGGGGTGTCGGCGGGTGGTTCGGTGGGATCGGTCACCGCGCAGATAAGCAAAATCATCAACGGGGTTCAAGCGCGGGGGTCTGTGGGCACCGTGAATCAGTTCTACTGGACCACGATAGATGACAGCCAGACCCCAGACTGGCAAAATATCAACAATTCCCAAACCCCCGATTGGGTGGATGTGGAAATGACGGTATAAGGGTGCCATATGCCTTTTGTTGTACGAGACCGCGTAAAAGAAACCACCACAACGGCTGGTACAGGCACCGTTACGCTTTTGGGCGCAGCGACGGGCTTTCAATCGTTCTCGGCAATTGGTAACGCCAACAACACGTACTACTGCATTGCAGGGCAGACTGGCTCTGAATGGGAAGTGGGGATTGGCACCTACACCTCCTCCGGTACAACGCTGTCTCGTGACACCGTTCTTGCTTCAAGCAGTGGGGGCAGCAAAGTAAGTTTTTCGGCGGGCACCAAAGATGTGTTTGTCACGTACCCGGCCTCGTATGCTTCGTTTGCTGCGGCGGGTGCGGTAACGGAGAACTACACAACCTTCACCGGCACGTATACGATGACGTCCGGCAAGAACGGATTTAGCGTTGGGCCAATAACAGTTGCTTCCGGTTCTTCGTTCACTGTGCCCAGCGGTGCTCGATGGGTCGTCGTGTAAAGGATAAAACATGGCCGTAACCAGCTTCACCCCTCTGCTTGGACTGGCGCTCCCAACAACGGGGGACTTGTCTGGCACGTGGGGTACCGTTGTCAATGATGCAATCACTGGTCTTTTGGATTCGGCAGTTGCAGGCACCACTACGCTGAGCGCCGACACTGACGTAACGCTCTCCACGACCAACGGCGCTGCCAATCAATCTCGGAACGCGGTCATCCGCTGGACGGCTTCGGGTACTGTTACCCGCAACATCACGGCCCCTGCGCAGTCCAAGGCGTACATCGTCATCAACGCTACGGGTGGCACGCAGTCAATTGTGATTCGTGGCGCAGGTCCTACGACCGGGGTGACGATACTGGCAGGGCGTAAGGCGCTTGTCGCGTGGAACGGTTCGGACTTCGTTGAGATTTCTGGGGGCCTGATCAATCTGGCCACTGATGTGGTCGGCGTGCTTCCTGTGGCCAACGGTGGTACGAATATCGCCAGCTACACGGCTGGCGACATGCTCTACGCTACTGGGACCACAACACTGGTCAAGCGTGGGATCGGTACCACTGGGCAAGTTTTAACAGTGGCTGGCGGCGTACCAACGTGGGCTACCCCAGCTTCAGGTCTTCCAAGCCAAACAGGTAACGCTGGCAAGTGGCTTACTACTGATGGGGCTACGGCCAGTTGGCAACCCTTGATCACTCCCGGTGGTGGCGGTGCCATTGCAATCAATTACGATGTAGTATCAACGAGCTACACAGTGGCGACGGGGACAAACGGATTTTCTGTTGGGCCAATCACGATTAACGATGGCATCACGGTCACAGTTGCTTCCGGTCAACGCTGGGTTGTGGTTTAAGGAGAACACATGAGTACTATTTCCGCAGGAACCGCTACCGGTACCGCACTGGTCAGTTCGGGTGACACCACCGGCCAGTTGGTGTTGCAGACCAACGGCACGACCACCGCAGTCACCATCGGCACCAATCAAGTCGTGACGCTTGCTCAGCCGCTGCCTGCGGGTTCTGGTGGAACTGGAAATGCGTTCTTCTCGGTAAGCGGTCCTGCAAGCAGCACGAAGACCTACACCTTCCCCAACGAGAACATGAGTGTGGGGTATAGAAATCTCCCGCCGTCCGGCACCAGAACGTCTTCCTATACGCTTGTGGTTGGCGACGTGGGTAAGTACGTCCAGATCAGCACGGGTGGCAGCATCGTCATCCCAACAAGCACGTTTGCAGAGGGTGACGCTATCAGCCTGTACAACAACACGACGGGCAACATCACGATCACCTGCTCTGCGCCGACTGCTTATATTGCAGGAACCAATACCGTCAAAACTTCAATGACGCTTGCAACCCGTGGTGTGGCAACGATTCTGTTCTACAGCGCCACGGCTTGTGTCGTATCGGGAAATGTGTCATGACCGGAATCATGCAGATGTTTGTTGGTTCCGGGCCTTCAACAATTGGCGTTAACTACCTTGTTGTTGCAGGTGGCGGCTTTGGCGGTCTTGGTTCTCAGTCTGGTGGCGGTGGCGGTGGGGGCGGCGTACGGTACGGCTCTTTGTGCCTGTCTCCCGGACTTACGCACACGGTCACAGTTGGCGGCGCAAACACAAACAGTGCGCTTGCAATTTCTGGTGGCACCACCTACACCGCGACAAGAGGTGGTAGCGGCGGCGCTCGCGGTTCCGGCGGCGGCTCATCTGGTGGTTCTGGTGGCGGTGGCGGTGGTGAAGGTGGAGGTTCAGGTGGTGGCGCAGGAAACACACCCTCTACTAGCCCATCTCAAGGCAATAACGGCGGTGCCGGTACGGGCGACGGTTGTGGTGGTGCAGGCGGTGGCGGTGGCGGTGGCGGTGCAGTTGGATCACCTGGGGCTGGTGATAATCGAACTGGCGGTAATGGCGGTGCCGGATATCTAAGTTCTGTCACGGGCGCGTGTGTGTACTACGCCGGAGGGGGCGGCGGCGCGGGCAATCCGGGTTTTGGTAATGGTTCTGGAGGCGCCGGTGGGGCCGGTAATGCGGGTTGCCCTGGCGGAAACGGAACCGCTAATACCGGTGGCGGAGGTGGTGGCTCATCCGGTAACTGTGGCTGCGGCGGCGTTAGGGGGACAGGCGGTTCGGGCGTTGTTGTTTTGAGTGCAACTAAAGCCGCCACAGCGACAACAGGATCGCCTTCTGTTACAACTTCTGGAGGCCGCACCATTTATACGTTCACTGGTTCTGGCTCCATCACTTTCTGAGGCAACGCATGGCGCACTTTGCTGAACTCGATGCGAACAACGTGGTGCTTCAGGTTATTGTTGTGCACAACAATGAACTACTCGATGAAGACGGTAGTGAATCCGAGGCAAAAGGAATTGCTTTTTGCCAGTCTTTGTTTGGCGGTAACTGGGTGCAGACTTCCTACAACGCCACATTTCGCAAGAACTACGCGAGTGAGGGGTCCACTTATGATGAACAGCGCGATGCGTTTATCCCGCACAAACCGTTCCCTTCGTGGGTGCTCAATGAAGTCACCTGCCGGTGGGACGCACCAATTTCATACCCAACCGACGGCAAACGCTATCGGTGGGATGAGCCCACGACTTCTTGGGCTTAAGTTATTTTGACGGAGTAAATCATGCCAGTAACCATCGTAGGTAATAACACTCCCACCGCTGGCGGCGTCGTCTATGGCGACGGGGCCAACTACGTCTCCACCTCCGCAGGTACTTCGGGGCAGGTGCTGCTCAGTAATGGGTCGAGCGCCCCCTCGTTTGGTGCGGTCGGCGTTGCTGGTGGCGGTACAGGAGCAACTTCGCTGACTGCCAACAACGTGCTACTGGGCAACGGAACCAGCGCGGTCAATTTTGTTGCGCCGGGTACCAATGGCAACGTGCTGATGAGCAACGGCACAACTTGGACGAGTGCTACGCCAAGTGGCGGGAACTGGGCACTACTGCAAACCAATACTTTTTCCGGTGCCACAACCATTGACATGACCGGGATGAGTGGCACCTATGATTTATATTTTATCGAGGGTGTTATTACCAGTACGACGGGATCTTTTTTTGTGCCCAGTTGGAGACTTATAAACAGCGCGTCCACAGTCCTTACCAGTTCTTTATACTGCGGTAATTTGTGGGGCGGTGAAGAAAATACCACCAACATACGGTGGTATACCGACGAAAACGCTGGGCGGTTTCTTAGTTCAGCCGCATATTACACAACTAATATCGATATTTCGTTCAATATGTACGTTAACCGAAGCCCCAGCAACGAGTATCAAGGGGTTTGGGGTAATACCATGAGTCTCTACAGTACTTACCCGGCTCCAAGTTGGTTTTCGGGGGGCTACAGGGCGCTTGTGAATTTGAACGGGATAAGAATTTTTGACACTACATCTGCTTGGACAGCCACAGGCACTCTCCGCCTTTGGGGTTGGAAGAAGACCTAAGGAGCCAACATGAAACTCTATAAAGCCACCGCTGAAGGTACCGTTGAGTTTTCTGAAGAGGACTACCGCATTTTTGAGGCGGACCGTGCAGCTTTGCCCTCAATTAAGAGCAGCGCCGTCCGTAGCCGCAGGAATGATTTTCTGGCCGCAACCGATTGGGCGCAGGGCGCTGATGTGCCCCAAGCCATCAAAGACAAGTGGTCCGCATACCGCCAAGCTCTTCGGGATGTGCCGCAGCAGGCTGGGTTCCCCGACAACATCCAGTGGCCTGCCAAACCGGAGTAAATCATGCCAGTCAATATCAATGCTGATACCGTCGTAGGCGGCGCAGTCGTCACCGCTGATGCTTCTGGCGAACTGGCGCTCCAGTCTGCGGGCACGACGGGTCTGACGGTTGCCTCGGGCAACGTCACAGTTGCCAACAAGATGACAGTGGTGGGCACGTCCAGCACGGCAGGTCTGAAGATTGCCGATGTGCTGGAGACTGCTACGGTATCTGCGACGGCAGCAACGGGCACGATCGCCTATGACGTGACTAGCCAAGTGGTGCTGTTCTACACCTCCAACGCCTCTGCAAACTGGACGGTCAACTTCCGGGGATCGAGTGGTACGAGCCTGAACACGTTGCTGGCAACCGGCGAATCTGTAACGGCAGCATTCTTGGTTACCAACGGCGCGACACCTTACTACAACAGTTCTATTCAGGTAGACGGTACAACTTCTGGGGTGACGACCCGATGGCAAGGCGGCACGGCTCCTTCAAGTGGTAACGCAAGTAGCGTGGACATCTACACCTACACCATCATAAAGACGGCAAACGCCACGTTCTCGGTATTTGCCGCCCAAACCCAGTTCAAGTAAGGAGTTGCTATGCCTCTGCTTGGTACTCGCGGCGCGGCTTCCGCACGGGGATTTGGTTTTGCTGGAGCGCGTGGTGCAATTCTTGTTAACTACCTCGTTATTGCCGGTGGGGGCGGGGGCGGAAATGCTTCTTGCTCTCCAAACTTTCGCCGAGGCGGCGGTGGCGGTGCGGGCGGATATTTAACGGCAAACTGTTTGACGCTTGTTAAAGGCACGCCATACACAGTCACTGTAGGGGGCGGAGGATCAGGAAACGTCGCGGGCAG